ACATGTGTTTCCCAGTCACGATCCCCCGGGTGGAAAGTACGAGTTCTGTATCGGTATCGACCACGGTTCGTCGCCAAATAGTCAAGTCGCAACACTAGCTTGTATCGACATGAGAGAACCGGTCAACCCAAGAATCTACATGTTAGATGAATATGTATCCGGACAAGCACCACCGGAAACACATGTCAGAGCGATTATCGAAATGTGTAAACGAAACGGACTACGACCAGAACAAGTCCAACACTGGACAGGCGATGGAACACACCATGCAACACGGAGTCGTGATGGATTTAAGATGTCTAATATTCTCCTCATGCGAGGGTTTGAAGCCTTACTCGGATACCCGCCACGAAATCTACCGTTCACCATTCGAAGACCGGTAAAATGGAGACATAGTGTATATTACACGGCCAGTCTAATCCATGCTATAATGTCAAGAAAACACTTTTTCATTCATCCAAATTGCAAACAACTGATTATATCTATTAAAAATTGGACAATGAAGAGGTCTTCCTCTTCTCGTTCAACCGACCCGCACGGTCATGCGATAGATAGTATGCGCTATTGCGTCAGTTCATGTATCGATCGAAGAGTTACTCGCCCCCATAGTATCCAAATCCAAAGGTAGCAAACATGAAGAATCCCCCACCGTTTCCACAAATGCCAAACGCAGAAGAACAACGAAGAGTTGAACACCAAGCCCTTCGACGTAGGCTCATCATGGGTACATATGAAGACGACCTTGAAGAGGAAATGTTACGGCATTTTAGTGCTGACCGTTATCTTGCACTAGGGCCGGTCGATATGTCTTCGAATGTATTGGAACAGATTTCAAGACAACTCGCAGTATTATACAACACGGCTCCAACAGTACACCATAGCGAAGACATATCCGAGCTCACCGGTTCAGATGGATATGTTACGAGAGCCGGTCTCTTTCCACTCATGCAACAGGCACAACAGTTTATTCTCGCAATCAATGAAACATTCGTTCGTATTGATGTCGCACCACACAAAATCGGACAACCGACATATAAGCCGGGTCTTAATTATCGAATCGTGACTCCGGATTATGTATACTGCGAATCAAGTCCAGACAATCCAGACGAGCCGATATATTATCGTGAGATTCGATTACGTATTGACCCTGAAACAGACGAACCAATATACGTGGCCGATGTCTTAGATATTCGCAATCCGGAAGAGCCAGTCTTCGGAATGTATATCGTCAATCACGATGGAACACTCGGAGCGGATGTATCTGAAAAGTTTATGGGACACCCGACACATCGTGGAGCCGATTATCCATATCGATACGCAGACGGTCGACCATTCCTACCGGTCGAACTATACCACGCACAAAAGACCGGTCTTTTGTGGAACACGTTTCGAAATAGCCAAACATGCTACGGTTCACTCGTATCGTCATGTCTGACATCATGGGCGATTCACCTAATTAGAGACTGTTCATATCCGCAACGCTATGTTGCAGGATTGAATATTTCTGGACTTGGCGTAGAGAATGGAGATTTAACGGCAAGACGTGCAGCGATTGCGACCGACCCTTCTTCGATTCTCATGTTTTATAGTGATCCCGAAAATACCGGTCAACCGCTTGTCGGTCAGTTCGAACCGGGGGCAGACCCCGTCAAAATGTTCGAAACAATTGCACAATACGAATACAAAGTCGCAACCGCTGCCGGTCTTTCCTCTTCGGTCTTGAAACAAACCGCAGACATACGAAGTGGGTTTTCGTTGAGTGTCAGTAGGGATGGACAAAGACAGGCTTCAGCTCGGTATGCTCCATTACAAAGTTATTACGATGAACGACTTCTCGCCAAATCGGCAGCATTATGCAATCGGTTTTTAGGAACGAATCTTCCGGAGAACGATTATCGTATACAATACGGACAAGTTCCACAATCACCAGAAGAAATCAAAGCAACACGTGAAGACGTATTAGCGAAACTCAACGCTTCGTTGATCTCACCGATTGACGCTATGATTATTCTAAACCCCGGTATCGACGAAAACACGGCAAGAGAAATGCTTCTCAAAATAAAAAGAGAACGTGCAGAACTTATGTAGATACAAACTATCACCATCACCATCACCATCACCATCACCATCACCATCATTGGAGACTAGACCATGGAAACCAAAGAAATCGACGGAATCGAATACGTCAAAAAAAGCGAAGTCGAAAACATTATCAAACAAAGAGTAGACAAAGTCGCAAGCCGTGCAAACGAAGCAGAGCAAGCGAACAAAGAACTTCAAAGCCGATTAGAGAAAGCATCAAAAAGCGATTCTACAATCGACCTATTGACCCAACAAATCGAAACAATGAAACAACAACTCACGAAAAGCGAACAGAAGTATACGAGATTCCAAGCTATGTCGAAACATGGTCTCGTCGATCCCGACATCGTGGACGCAATCGAATGGAGTTATGAAAAGTCACAATCTGGAAAGAAGAAAGGCGAAGTCGTGAATCTTGGCGATTGGTTAGATTCTATTGTGACCGACCCTTCCACCGCTCCAACGGTACTCCGTCCACACATCCAAAATCTACAAACCGAAGTCATCGAAACTTCAAACGATATGGATGTCGATACGTCCACACAAAACCAACTCGCACAACTAGAACAAGTGGAAACACGAACCGCACCACAAACCAATAACGGTGTACGGCAAGCCCCAGAACCATCGAATCTGATTGAACGAGGATTAAAAGACGCAGAGTTCTACGCACAAAACCGAGACGAGATTAGAAAAGCATGGATGTCTCGTCGAAGAGAGCGTTAATCATGGCCGAAAATCTAAGAGGAATAAACGAGTTCCCATACTACAAAACAATAGCCGTCGACACGTCGACAACCGAGATAATACTTCCAAGTGAAGCGAGATTCATTACGATTGGTTCGGAGACATTGACGGTTTATGTAACACAAAACGGAGCGACAGACGGTGGAATCGTTCCAACGAATCGAATCTTTATTCCATCGAATAACGTTCTACCGATTCGTCTTGGCACTGGTTTGCAACGAAAAAATATTTTTATATCTGCGAAGACTGGTTCCGGTAACGTGAACATACAATTAGAAGAATGAACCACACTATATGGATTGACGATGGCCGGATTTATATATACAGTATCTATAGGAAATGAAGAAGAAATGAAAAAAGAAAATCTTACTTCTCAGATCAACGGAAGCCGAACGACATTCACCGTTCAAGAAGAATACAAAACAGGTTCATTACGAGTATATTACAACGGAGTACGACAGATTGAAGACGAAACATTCTCGGAGACAACTTCGACAACGTTCACACTCACATTTACAACGATTGCAGGCGACTACTTATCTATTGACTATACACCAAACAATTAGGAGATAACATGGCCATTCAAATTGCCGGTAATCAAATCAAAAGCGGAGCCGTTGATACTTCGCAAATCGCAAATGCAGCTATCGAAGCGAGCAAATTAGACCTATCCGATAACTTCGTATTCACAGGACAGTTACGAGCAAACGTTCCGAGTAACTCGGCAGACGTGGCCACAAAAGGCTATATTGACGGAATCGTTGGTTCCGGAGTATTTTGGAAAGAGCCGGCAGCCGCAGCCAGTACGGCCAATGTAAATCTTTCGAATCCCGGTGTATCGGCATTCGATAATCATTCTGTTTCAAGTGGAGCGAGAATCTTGATTAGAGCTCAGAGCAGTGCAGACGAAAACGGAGTTTGGATTTATAATGGTTCATCAAGTGCGATGACACGGGCAACAGATTGCGACAGTGCAGCAGAACTGAACGGGATGGCGATTTTCGTTACAGACGGTGACACTTTCAGCGACCAAGCATTCGTACAGACTGCGACTATTTCGACCCTTGATTCCGATTCAATTACATACGTTCGCTTCAGTGGCCTCGGGCAGGTGACTGCGGGATCCGGTTTGGCTCAATCTGGCGACACTTTATCGGTCAACGTGGATGATTCTTCTATCGAAATCAATAGTGACACATTACGATTGAAAGACGCAGGAGTCACGAACGACAAATTGGCCGGTTCCATTTCTGCTGATAAATTGGCAGGAAACATTGGAGACGGCAAACTCTCCACAATCACAAGCTCGAACAAAGTCTCCGGTAGTGCGGTTCAACTCAACGGCTCCGGGGGTCTTGAAAATGCTTCAGGATTAAAAGTTTCTGACGGTGGAATTACGAATGTAATGTTGGCGGGTTCGATAGCAGATTCTAAGCTCAACCAAATTACAACATCCGACAAAGTAGCAGGAAGTGCGGTTGAACTAAAAAGCGGTGGTGGTCTTGAAGACTCTTCCGGACTTGGTATCGAAGCAAATGGGATTGAGACCGTTATGGTCGGAGATAACCAAATTACACCCGCCAAATTAAGTGGTTCCATTCCAGATTCTAAGTTGTTGACAATCTCAACCGCTGACAAAGTCTCCGGTAGTGCGGTTCAACTCAACGGCTCCGGGGGACTTTCTGACGATTCCGGATTGAAGATTTCGGCCGGTGGTGTTACTGCTGCGATGTTGGCCGGTTCCATTCCAGATTCTAAATTGTCAACAATCACCAGTTCGAACAAAGTGTCCGGTAGTGCGGTTCAACTTGCGAGCTCAGGTGGATTGGAAAACAATAGTGGATTGAAAATCGAAGACGATGGGGTAGTCGCTGCGATGATTGCAAATAATGCGGTCACAAGTTCTTCTATAAACTTCGAACCAACACGTGAAACTCTTTCCACAAATGGAAACGATACATCGTTTGCACTTTCCAACTCCGTACCATCTGGATTCGATGACGTTTTCGTATTTCGTAACGGTCTATTTTTGGATCGTGTTGCGTCCAATCCAAGTGGAACAGATGAATATACTTCAACCATTAACAGTGGAACATGTACCATAGTTTTCGGTAGTGCGCCCGCAAGTTCTGACAAAGTTGTCGTAAAATACTTCTCTCTAAAATAGACATTCTCCAAACGTTCTGTTTATGGTCGGTCAGAAATGGCCGGCCTTTTTACTATAGGAATCATCATGGCAAGAGACTATAAAAAAGAATACAAAAAATATCATTCATCCAAGAAAGCAAAAAGTCAAAGAGCGATGAGAAACACCGCACGAAGACGAATGATGAAAGCCGGACTCGTCAAGAAGGGAGACGGAAAACACGTCGACCATATTAAACCACTTTCTAAAGGTGGAACAAATGGAAAGAAAAATCTTCGTGTGGTCAAAGCGAAAACGAATCTTCGAAAAGGTAATCGCAGAAAATAACGTTTATCACCATCACCACTATGTATATGTTGCACGTATACGAATAAACGTGTATACTGAAAACGAGCCGAAAAAATATCGCTCACGTGGGGACGGTCGCACCGGTGAACAGCAGAACACCCCCGGCAAAGAATAAACTTTACACCCCACGAGAAATATCATGGCAACAAATACCTACTCGTCAATGTCTGACGTTCGCATGACATCTATGGTCAGTGCGGAAATAAATCTACTCTTAAAAGACACCGCAAACCTTCGAAACACTGGATTGATTCAGTACATCGGGAGTATCAATGGTCTTGGAACAGATTCCATTAAAGTTCGAAAAATCGGCTTGATGGGAAGAGACTCGTTCGCAAGTCGTACCGAAGTCCAAGCGGTATCCGATACATCCCTTGAAGATGGTTCCGTTACAATCACACCGTCTCGATACTCTCTTCGTTACGACATTTCTGACCTCTTGAATCTCACCGCTACAAATGCACGCTTTGAGCCGGATCCATTCGCTCTCGCAGCATCTATGGCCGGTTCATACGACAAACTCTTTGCAGAACTCACCGGAGCAGCAGGAGCGGCAGCGACTAATGGAACAGGTACAAGCGGTGCGACTATGTCAGTATCTACTTTTTTTGAAGGTATTTACGACTTGGAACGTGCAGACAGTGAAATCGGTTCACCGGGGCCTTTTTATAGCGTTCTCCACCCAAAAAGCTTAACCGAGCTACAAGCATCACTTAGGTCAGAACAAAACAACATTATCAGCCAAATGGTAGCGACCGAGGAAATGATTGCAGCGAAAGGTCTTGGCTATGTTGGAAAACTTTTCGGAGTTGACGTGTATCGTTCTTCTCACATCGATACAGATGGAACAGACTACGAAAACTTCATGGCCGATTCTGGCGCACTCGGATACGCTGACGGTGTACCTCAGATTCTAGGCGCACCGGAAACAATGGAAATGGATAAGGTTGTCGTCGAGCTGGAAAGGTCGGGTTCAACTGCGATAACCAGTGTTATCGGGCATTGTTACCTTGCGGTCAGTATCCTAGATGAGAACCGAATTGTACGACTTCTTGCGGTAGACTAGGCCGTATTCTTTGTGGCATAATCGACGGCAGTTTTCTAGTCGCCTGTTGTCGTCGATTATGTCACTCTTAAACCTCAGGCACTAGGATTTAACATGTCATACGACAACATTTCGCAACCTTGGCAAGCGTCCAAGCGAAGCGTAACCAAACGAATACCAAAACAAGCGAACTCTTCTTGGAGATATATTCATCATCCGACTTCGTGGTCTTTGGAATATGTACAAGATGGTAAAAAGAAAGAGAAAAAGCCGATTTGGCTTCCGAAGTTTTCACGTCTTATATTGAAGCCGGGAGTCAATGGAGTCAGTGGAACAGAAGACAATCCCGATACACGACTCGCACGACTACAAGTGACCGACAATGGATGTACAATCATAGACCCAGAGAGATACGATTATCTTCGTGTTTATCCGGCCATCGGTGGAGAACTAACGGTCAACAAATGGACGAAAATCGAAAATCTTGGCGGTCGTGTCTTCATGGTTGGAGACGACCAAGCATTCGCAGAGTTCCGACGAGAACTCGTCGCAGATGGAGCGATACAACTTCCACACGAACAAGTACTCTTCGGTCTGATGATGAAGCAACAAGAGATTATTACTATGCACTCTTCGAAGCCACACATACCGCAAGCGGTGAAAGACCAAACGAAAGCCGAACAGAAACTCGCAGACATGAACAAAGCGACAGAAGCGGCAAAAAAACAAGGAGTCAAGTATTATGAATCGTAACGATAGAGACGCTTTTAATCGTGTCGCAAAAAGAATTAAAGAACATAGCGAAAAAGTAGGTAAACCATTAACGATGGACACTGCAAAACGTGAGCTCGCAAAACACTTAACACAGGCCGACAACCGCAAAAAACAACGGAGTTAACATGGCATACGGATCAGACAACGGATACGTTTTCGACAATAGACCGATCTTTCGTGGGGGAGTAAACAAAGAAACTCTTTCCGGAAACAAGGTATTAAACGACACTAGCGAAACATTTCATCTTCTCACACTTGACCAAGCGAGAGACTTGAATCTTCCAGAACACAAAGACGGATTGTTCTATATTATTCGTCCACTATCGCACTCATTGACAATCAAAGACGCAGGCGGTTCCACTGTATCCATAGTGTCGGCCGGAATCGGTGTCGTTATCGTTTCAGACGGAACAGATTGGTCTATCGTACTTGCAGGAGCATAGTAGACCATGTCAACAGACTCCACACCGTACGCACCACGTATACGATACATCGAACTCTTAGAGCGAAATGTATCGAATACGACACGTCTTGAAATATACAGAGACGGAGCGCAAATTGAACCAACGGCCGCAACGTATACTTTGATACGTCCGGACGGTGTTGGAGTCGTACAAGACGCAGTAGCGACCGTTCTTGGTGGTGGAACATTGGAATACACACATCCATCGAATCACTTTCCAACGACTATGAATCTCGGTGAAGGGTACGTTCAATCATGGACGGCTACGATTAGCGGTGAAGAATACGTCTTTCGAAGATCAGTTTCGTTGGTATTGCGTAGACTGTATCCAACGGTCTCCGATACCGACTTAGAAACGGAGTATTCAGACCTTGGAAATCTTCGTCCTGCGAGCTTGTCTTCATATCAAACGTATATCGATTCGTCATGGTATGAGATTCTAAGACGAGTTCGTCGTACTGGTATGGGTTACGAGTATCTTGTATTAACACCGGAATCATTCCATGATACGTTGTTACACTTGACACTCTACAAAATCTTTCGTGATTTTCATTCGTCACTCGGACAAGCCGGAAACGCTCGTTTTCTCGATCTGGCGAATGCCCACCTATCGCACTACAATGCAGAGTATGACGCAATTAATTTCGTGTACGATGAGAATCATGAAGGGAGAGCAGACGAACCAAACAAAAGAACACGGGGTCGACCGGTTATATACTTGACCGCCCCGGGTCCTAACCGATTCTTGAAAAGAAAATGAATCTCTCTGGTGTTAGAAATGCAATCATCGCCAAAGTCAATGGTATGACTGGCTTTCGAATGTCTCCATTTCCCGTGGAACTATTCGACCGTTCACAAAATACACTCGCTCATCTTGCGTTCGCAGTCTCTATCTCTTCAACACAATCGATGGACGAGAGACAAAGAGTTCCAACTCGTATCTTTATGTCATCAAATATTAATGTAATCTTTGCATATCGTATTCGCCCACATAGTATATCAACAGATTATAATAATGCGATGGATAAAGAAGTCGAAGTCATCGAAACGATACTCGGTTCATATGCTTCGACACCGGGGATCGAAATAAGATATAATCAATCTACAAGAACATTCGCTCAATCTTTGGAGTATGTTCTAATTCAACAAAACTTTACAGTAACACACACACCCTAGGAGATACCGTGGCTTATAGCGTAGTACCCAAAATGAGAAGGGACGGCCAAATCGTCTTAAAAGATAATGGAGCAACCAATACATTAACCGTCCAGTTTGAGAGTGGAGATTTCAACTTTACACCCTCAAAAGACGCAGAAGTGCTGGATCGTGACTGGGAAAC